TCCACGCTGCCGCGATTGCTACAGCGAGACGCTTTGCGCGGGCCTCTCTGCTCCGCTGATCGAGTCCATATTCTCTGAGATCAATCATCGCGCTGTTCCTTCAGGTGAGCCATAAAACTCTAGTTGTGCCTCTGCATAGATCGGCAGCTCGGCATGATAAGGGGCGGGCGCTTTAAAATTAACGTATGTATCTCTCACGGCGTGTGGGTGATTTGTCACAATGTAAACAGGGTGCGCGTAATATGTCACGCTAAAGCGCTCGCCTTCGTTGGGTGCATTGATCCATGAGATCTCACCATTCACCACGTTAAAATCTACACCTTCAGTCAGCGCGCCTGCGGGGTCAACTATCCCCTGAGCGTCGGCGGGTATCAAGTGTCGTACACCAAAGCTCACTGCGCCACCTGCGAGATCATGTGATCGTGAGGTGATAGGATAGCGTGTCGTGTCCGTTGCCCCTGAGCCGCGTTTGATCGTCTCTCGGTAAACGATAGCACTATCTGAGATCGTGAAGCGGTCACCGTATGTTGGCAAGTGCTCAGGTAACAAAGTGATTCCAATTTGTCCACGTCCGTATTCAGTAGCGCCCGCGGGTCCGTGTCTCTGCTCCTCTTTTCGCGCGCCTGTGATTACTGCCCTAATTGTCTGCGCGCTGTGGTAAAGATAACCCCTGCCGTTGCACGCGGGGCAATCTACGCGCGCTTGTTCAGCGTCTCCGCTCGCGCCTAGTAGGCTGAATCCATGAGCGCCTGAGACTTGGGAACACGGGCACTCTGCCGCCTGCTCCCATCTCACATTCATACCATGTGAGATGATAACCTTACGAAATTGCTCAGGCTTGAAATCTGCGCGAGGGTTAAGCTTGGGGGGTATGCGTGAGCCTAAGATCATGACTCACCTCACAGCGCCATGATATTCATCGCGCGGTAGGTGGCTTTGAGCGTGGCAATTAACTCTTTATATTCTTTCGTGAACTGAAGCACGCGCGCGCCATACCCTGAGTTAGTCGCGCTCGCTGTGGTATTAACATTCTGTGATAATCCATCCATTGAGGTACTCACGCTCGCGAGCCCTGCGCCTGCGATTAGATCACCTGCAACATCTAGCGCTAAAAGCGAGCTCTTGAGCATGACCGCCCGCGCTATGTCTTGCGGTAGCGTGTCGATGATCCATGAGATGTCAGTGTTTTGCGCTGCGGGCGCGCTCAAGCTCAACGTGAACTTGTCATGGCGCTTTATGCTTACGGTGGCGCCTGTGGCCTTCACGTCGTAGCGGTCAACGAACTTCTGAGGCGTGCTCACATCTACGGAGCTTTGACCTTGTAAGATTGTTGCGGTTCCTGTGTAGTATGGAAAACCCGCGCGGTAATCGAGCTCGAAATAAGCCGGGATATAATACTCTGCGCTAAGGCCACCGAGACCCAAGATGACAGGTACACCACCTGCTATTAAATAGCTTGATGCGCCTTCAGTAGTTGGGATAATGTGGACTTGGCCCGCCATGGGCTCAGTGACTTGAGCCCATTGTGGCGGGAGCTCTGCGCGCGTGGAGCTCTGCCCATATATGATAGATAGCGCCTCTACATCGATCAGAGGGCGGTATCGTGACCTGATGGGGTGCCATGCGGGCGCCCCATCGGGCTCTTTATCATGACGTTCAGAAAACGTCTGCACATCGAAAACTAAGCCGAGTTCATCGCTGACCGCGCGCTCGGCTTGCTCAATCGATGTACGAAAGATTGTGTCAGGATAGGGGCTACCATCATCGAGAGTTAAATCTACACCTAGCAAATAAGTGTCTCTGAGGTACTGTACATCATACCCGCGCTCTGAGATGGTTGCCATATAGGGAGCCTAACCTTCTACGCTGTTCTTGTCAGCGTTTTTTTTGCGAGTTGTGCGCCGTTTTTGTTTCGGTGCCTCATCTTCGCGGATCACTTCCCATCCCATCAGGGAAGCTTTAGCCCGTTGAGCTTCGGAGAGATCCCCCTCAATGATCCCCTCTGCATCGATGGAAACTAGACCATCAGCGAGAGAGAGTTCAATGTTTTTTAGGCGGGGATGTCGAATCTTAATGACGCTCATTGGGCTATCCTTTCAAGCTCTACTTAGATGTGAAGACCTAAGAGAGATGTATCACTCACGCTCTGTAGACCTGAGCTCGCGTTCACGCCTGCATTTTTGACCACGAACATCTTTTGCGGAAGCTTAACAGCAGGCGCGCCGAACATCATGAGCAAGAATGGAAAGGTTGTAGATACTTGAGCGAGCGGGCGGCGAACAAGGCTTAACATTTGGTAATAACACATATAATCAGGTGCAAAGTTGAGGAAGAGGATCTCACTTGCCCCCGGAATATTCGCGTTATTGTCAGTGATCACGGTATCTTGAGCGGTGACTTTTACCTCATCGATCAAGAGCGCGCCATCTGCGCTCGTTGCGTTCTTCGCGCTACGATAGACACGGAGATATTTAACATTTGCGTGTGATGCGTGACGGATGGTGAAGGTCACTTGATCACCCGCCGCAACAGTAACAGCGGCAGTATCAACAGGTACACTGATTCCGTTATCGCCTACAGCTACAATACGATAGATATAGTCACCGTTATCCGCTGCGACAAACTTTGAAGCAGCGTTAGGCGCTGCTGCTGCTGCAACTTGAACAGTTGGAGCCGCGAGAGATCCTTCAAAGACAGAACCAGACCCAAGAGCAGGCGCGATGCGGTCATGACGCTCAAGGAACGGTGCGCTAACAACCTGTACAGGACCATAAGGACCGGTGATTGAGAGGCTCGCCGCGCCGAAAGTGATTGAACCGTTGTTCACCTGAATTTGATCATGGCGCCCGTGGTGTACGGTCTGCTTGATGAGCTCAGAGAGAACGCGCGGTGTTACCATGATATGAGTGACCATACCATAAAAAGGCGCGCTGTAGAGAGCACCGAGGATCTCAGAGAGATACACAGCGCTTGGAGCTGCACCACGAAGATCTGCAACGTTTCCGCCGTCGCTGATCTGCTTAATGATACCGTTGAAAGCGTTAGAATCCTTGTTCTCATCAGCATGGAAGAGGTTGAGCTCAAGGCGCTGTAAGAGGCTCTCAGTACCGCGTCGAGTCTCCTCTGCGATAGCATCAGCGCTAGGTCCAACGATAGAGACCATAGACGCTTGATCAGTGACCTCGCGGCGCTCGGCCATGTAGCGGATTTTGGTTGCTACCTTCTCATAGGTGCTACGGTTCAAGATACCGTTGCCGCCCTCGCTGATGAAGGGGCTATGCTGTCCACCATGAGAGAGCACACGATTATATTCTACGATGGTATTCTGAGCCTGTACCTTAGCGAGCATAGGCCAAAGCTTAAGATCGTTCATGCTACTAGTAGCAATGCTCAAAGTTTGCGCTAGCTGTTGAGGTACAAGAGGTGAAAGGTTCGCGGCGGTCTGTGATCCACCTTGAGGGACGAGAGGTGTTTGATAGCCTACTGTACCCTTTTGAAGTGAGCCCATGAGGGCCGCCATATCTGCGCTTGATGGGATGCCTTGCATATCTATTACTCCTTAGATGCCGAATCGGGCTTTGATTGATAATGGATCAGCGCCAGACTCAAGAAGCGCCGCCGCCTCCATCATCTCACCTGCGCGCTGTGGGTCGCTGACAGTCATTGAGCTGAGTGCCTTGAATAAATCGTCGCGTGATGTGTCCGCGCTTGATGTCTCTCCGGGGGCGGGGATGTATGATACACTCTTAGCCATCGGCTCAACATGATTTGAAGTGTTGCCTCGTAAAGCTTTCACCTCTGTTTTTAGGGATTTGATGAGCTCAAGCGCGCCTTGAAGACCTTTACAGAGAGCCTCATTTTGTGCGCGTTGCTCGGTCAAGAGTGCATCAAGAGCAGGCGCGAGGGCTTCAGCAACGGTTTCTTGACCATCGTTAAAGGCTTTACTCATGCGCTCATATTGCGCCTCTTCGGCTTCGCGTTGGGCTTCTGCTACTCCATCGAGAGCAGTAAGCGCCTTTTCAAAGCGGTCTGTGTCTTCTTGGTCGCGAAGATACTCTGAAGCGCGCTGCAAAGCGATCTCCTCAGAGACTCCCGCGCTCTTCATCATGTTGATGAGATCTTGCATGATCACATAACTCCTGATAATTCAGCGGCGGCGCGGGCTAGCGCGCCTCGTTCGACATTGGGGTATAAAGTTGATAATTTGGTGATTATAGCCGCTAAACGCTCATCATTCAAGGCGTTATAGCTCGCATTAACTGTGCTGTCTAGTTGTTGCGGGATCAAGCCCGCGATGGATTGACCGTTTATTTGGCTTGGCGTCTGATAGCCCACTGACCCTTTTTGGAGCCAAGCGCTCACGCTTTTGATGAGCTGTAGTGATGTGTCAGGGTTGATTGGGTTGCTCGTGATTGCGCAATTAATCACCTTGGCTTTTGTCACTATTTTAGGGTTCATTGGGTCGCGCTCGATCACCTGACCCTCGACGCTAAAACCTAGCGTTCGATGTCCTCCCGCTTTTCGCATTGCGCTTGCTGTTTCGAAGATATCACGCGCTTTAGGCTTGTCTAAGAGCAACACTCCTTCGACCTCAGTATATCCCTTGCGCTGTGTGATTTTCGTTGGATAGCCTAGCAGGTTCTGAGCGCCTGATTGATGCTCATAGTTAAAGCAACCTTTCTTGAGAAAGTAGCTAAAATCTAAACCTTTTTGTAAGACTCGCTCGCCTTGTAAATCAACTTCATCGGTCGAGATTACGCCCGCTATTTTCGCGGTATTCGGTGAGTCTTTATCAATCTCTGCTTTGATCAGATCTAATCTCATGTGATCGCCTCCAAGCGCCCGCTACGGCTTACTGTCTGTGAGGGGCTAACAGGGATTGTATCACACCGACAGTTAGGGTGCATAGGATAAAGTGAAGGGCGCCAATCTGCACGCCTGCGACCAATATTAGTCCCGTTCTCGATGAGTTGAGCGACCTTAAAAATATATGGTCGCTGTGTCTCAGGGTCGATGAAAGCGCGCGTACAATATCCACAAGCGCCACTCTCAGGAATCCGCGCTACTCGCGCGTCTTCGCCGTCAAGCTCTACAGCCTGTGCGATCTGTCCTTCATTGTGGGTTGCTTGGAGCTCTGTTTCTGCGATCCTCTCAAAGTTACGCGCGAGGTCGCCTGAGCGCTGTCTAATGCGCCTCGCAACCTCTCGCGCTTGATCTTTTGTGAGTGTCGCTGCTCCCACCTCTTCCCTGATGATCTTGAGCATCCTTGCGCGTCTCGCGGGGTCGGGTGTGTCTAGCAGCCTCTCACCGTTCCAATCTTCAAAGATCTGAGCGCTTGCCTCATCTGCGAAGCGCGCGCCGAGTCCTCTGATATATGATCCTGCGACCTCGAAAGCGCTGACAACTCCCGCGCGCTCTGCTGCTGTGAAGTGTTCAGGTATTGCGCGCGGGCTCGGTGGTAGCGGTGGCGCGTGCTCGCTCGGTGGTCGCTGTGTCCTCATCGTTGACGGTGGAATCAAGCGTGGCGCTCGCTGATTGACCCCTGTCAATCTCTGTCTCCACTGCTCAAGGCTCCATGTCCTCATGCGCGCTCGCTCTTCAGGATTGGCGCGCGCGTATGGTGTACCGATAAGCCTGATAAAGAGGATCGGGTTAGTTGGCTCATCGAGTCCCGCGTCATATCCCCTAAGCTGATCAGCGTCTAAGCGACCTGAGCGCACTAGCGCCTCGATACGCTCACGAGAAAGGCCCGAAGCGCGAGCGCCTAAAAGCTCAACGCTGAGCGCGTCGTAATGATCGATGATACTTTGGCGCGTGCGCCTCTCTGCGTCTAGCACTAACATCTGAGCGCCTTATAGAGATCAAGTAGAGGTGATGACTTCTTCGCCTTCTCAGGTAGCTCATAGAGTCGCGCTTCGATGTTATGTTCTTTTGCGAGCTCGCCCGCGATCTTGTTTGCGGCCTGAGAATAATCCATAACCTCATCACCCCCAAACATTGATGCCTGCCCTGTATCCTCAGTGAGCTTAATGAAGCGCGCGATTGTCTTTTCAAGCGTTGCCTTGCCTGGGTTCAAGGTCAAGATCTTGAGGAAAGCGCTTGCGAGAGGATCTTTTCTCACGCGCTCTTTTACCTCTCCGATAGGGATCTTTGAGACGCTGAGATCATCGCTCTCGCTTCCTTCTGCGCCTGCGCCTGCATAGGCGAGCTCTTGCTCTTCCAACATGACCATATCTACCGCGCGGTTGCGCTTGGTGATGATATCCTTACCCTTTTGAGGTAGCAAGTCACGAGAGATCACGTTGTTGTAGATTGCGATGGCGTTCTGAAG